CCCCATTAAATTACCCGATACGCCAAGCTGAACCATCGCAAAAGACTGGTACAACGTTTGAACCACCACCAGCAACAACCGTACCAATTCCTAGGGTTAAAGTTACGGTAGCGTTACTAACAACTGAACGTGTGCCAAGTAATTCAGCGGATGCGCCTGGCAGTTGTCCTACGGTAAAAGCCTCAAACTGAACGTTTTCTACTAACGGATCAGCAAAAGCAACACCTACAGCTTTAGTGTTTGACATAATAGTTTCCTTTAAAACCCCCGCCGAAGCGGGGATATTACATTAAGAAATGCGATAGAACACGTAAGTAGCTACGCCAGTCTTGCGAACACGCCATTGTGCAGAAGTTACTGCTGCAACAGCGGCTACGCCAACTAGAGTACAACCTGTGTTAGCAGTTACAGTTGCGGCGTTAGCTGCGTCTGTATTGATAATCACAAAATCAAAAGAGCTGTCTACTTTCATGCTGCCGAACTCAGAGTCCAAAGAAGTACCTAAAGGTACGGTTAGAGCTGCTGCTGCACCGACATAAGTAATGATTCCAGTTGCTAATTCAGCGGCGGTTAGTGTTGCTGCTGCTGTTTTAGCCGTAGGAGTCGCTTGAGTTCCCATGATAATTTCATTGATATTGCCATCGCCGAGTTGATAGCCATTTGCACCGTTTGGTAAAGACATGATGAATTCCTTTAAAAAATGTTAAAAAGCCCCCGCCGTAGCGGGAGCAATTTGGGTTATCCCCACATACGAACGCCCATTTGTGGACGAATCGTGCTGTAGCCATAGAGTACGTCAATACGGCAAGGCAAGCGGTCATTGTTGATGTCATATTGGCGAACAATACGCATCGAGATGCCGTTGTGAACTTGACGTGAAGCCATATCTACGCCCTGTGGTACCAACAAGTCAGCGGTCGCAAAAGTGATCGCATCTTTATGGTAAATCAAGTTTTGTGCGTACTGGCTAGAAGCGGCGCCAATGAAGGTTGTTACTACGCCGTTTGCTGGCAGTGAGGTAACCGTAGCTAACGCTTGGCTTGCGCTAAACATAGCTGGGCTAACTGTTACTGTTGCAGCGCCACCAGCGGACGATGTTACGTCAGCCAACACTACGAACTGCTGGAGTGAACCAGTGGATTCGCGGGTTTGTGGGTTAACAGAGAAGCAACCAGCAACAGTAAATACGTCGCCAGCACGGATGGTCAATGCGTTACCAACGCCTGCCAATACGATGGTGTTAGAACCTTCGGTAGTGACGGCTGCACCAGTTGTACCAGTTGCGTTACGTGAGCCGGTAGTGAACTGCTTGATTGACTGGCTCATGTTAACTTCTTCAAAGCCCAAAACGCCTACGCCCATCATGCCATTCTTGAACTGCTTAGAAATGGTGTCAGTTGGGTTAAACAGACCTTTCATGCCTTCTACCAAACCTGCGTTAGCTGCTGGGTTAACAGTAGCGTAGCGTGGTGACATTACAGCAGCGGCTTCGTTGAGCTTCTGTTGGGCTTGTAACAGCACCAAAGAAGTCGAAGGCGTTGTGCCTGGTGTGCCAACGGATTGGAAAATGGTTTTGAAGCTGTTAGCTACGTCAGCGTCAATAGACGAGGCCAACTGGGAGATACGTGGCTTTAGTACACGTTCTGCAAAGTCGTCCATCTGCATTGTCAATTCGGCTGTGGTGAAGTTAACACCAATGTGCTTTTGGTTGTTGACAGCTAAAGTGGTGAACTGCTCGTTGTCGTCCTGAACTTGCAGGGCAGCGCCGTCAGTTACCAAAGCGCGGTCTGGTAAGCGGATACGGAGAGTAGAACCGATTTTTGCGCCTTCAACAGCGAAAGAATCGTCATACTGGCGGTTTACATTACGTGTGAGTACAAGGTTGTTCTCGAGGATTTCGAGAGCTTTTCTTGTAATCATGTCGATGGTTAAGATCGAATTTGACATATTAAGTCCTTAAAATAGTTAGCGGTTTCGTTGTGCTTCGTACTTCTTGATCTGGCGCAGGCGTTCTGCTTCGATCCATTCTGATGTCGTCATGGTTTTCACCGAACGAGGGTCAGTTGTATCGTACGCAGGCGATCCACTGCTGGATCTCGCCGTCACCGGAGCAATAGGCGCCGGAGCGTTACTTGTTTTTTTAACTGGTGGGTTTGAGGACAATTTGACCTCTAACTTACCAATTTCTTTTGCTTGCAACATCGGACTTAGGCGAGAAATACGCTCCGCTTCTTTCGGATTAGACCCTAGGTAATAAGCCATATCGGGGCCAATATCGGAAGATTGGATCGTTTGAGCCATTACGTCAGTGATTGGGAGCTTGGAATTGTAGGCGACTTGTTCAAAATCGTCATATTTGTTCCGCGCTTCTTCTTCACGTTCGTGGTAGGACTCAATGATCTCAGACTGCAACCTGGCTTGTTCACGCCGCGCGATCAGTTCTTCTGCCTTACGTTCCGCTAATACATCAGCGTATGCTTCAGGCGATTCAAACGAATCAACAGGCGGGAGTTCGGCTGGTATTGCGCGCTTGGCTTGCGTTTCGGCTTGCCGTGCTGCCTGTTCTCTTTCCCACTTACGTTGTTCTCTTGCAAGACGTTTGCCAATAGCGGCGTCTAATTCTTCTTGTGTGAAGGTTTTAGAGGCTTCAGTTGACGTTTCTTCCGGCGCTGTTACTTCAGATTCAGGAGTTGCCGTAACTTCCAGTTCTGGCGCGGGTACTTCCGCTGGTACTACTTCTTGACTTTCGTCCATTTCGATGTTTCCTTAGAAACCCTGGTGTGTCGCACCAGTACGATTAGTTACTTAATATATTCTTATCTTTACTTTGGGTCAACAGGATTTTGTGTTTTGTTATACGCGGCAATAACTTCGGGCGTATGCACAGCAGCACAAATAGCTTGTACTTTAGCATCTTCTTTACTGTAGTCTTGGCCTGGCGCAATTACATGGCGATGATATGCGTTGCTAATTTGTTTGCCGTCCTCTAAAACAACGGTGTTAGTACGTACTTGAACACAGCCGTTTTCTAAAACTTCAACTAAATCATTAACAACTTTTTTTTCTAACATTTTAAATCTCCTGTTTCTAGCTATGTTTTTAACATAAAATTTAGCTTTAACTTATTAAATTTAAGCAAGTTAAGAAGAAGGGTATATAAACATCCCAGTAAATCGCTTCCCACTTACGTCTGTATTTGTTAACTCTACCCCGCTTGGGTCGTACAAAACACCACCTGTTGCAAGTATTGTGTAAAGGTAAACTTGGCTTCCATAGTTTGAGTACGTTATTGACGCAGTTTGGCTAGCCCCCGTCCCAGTGCTAAATGGTAACCCTAATATTTGGGCAAAATTTGTATCTACAGACACCGGAAACGTTACGTCAAACGATGCGTATACTAAACTACCAATCCGTCTGTAATTTGACGTAGTGTTTATTGTTAAAGTAACAAAAGCGCTACCTGGTGTCCAAGTACCTTCTTCGTAATCATCTAGTACATTTGGATCGGCTGATGCAATAGGCGTCGCTGGAAATTTAATGTTTCCACTAATTAATTTAGTGCCTACATAATCAGAAAATCCTGCGTATTGAGTACTACTGTTAACGTTTACTGGGTACGGGCTAGCACCAGCGTTGCTTGAAAATGGGTCAATATCATAGTTAGTGATATTTGTAGCAAGCACTGAAAAGTTTGTTAAATCAGCGCCTGATGCGGGGGCAGCAGTCCAATTACTTTTTACAGTTACGCCGTTGGCTAAGTTAATAAAAATTAAAGATTGGGCGCTGCCGCCAAGTAATTTACTAAAAACGTTTCCAGAAATAGTGATACTTTGGTTTAACGGGTATATATTGCCGCCGTTTAACAAAATTCTTGGTGTGTTTACATTAATATCATTTTGTTCAAAATAGTTATCTTTAATGTTCCAAACTTGAGCGCCGCCATAAGAATAAATATCATACGGTGAGCTAGTACTATCAAATAAACAGTTTGTAATATTAACGTTTCTTGTAGCCATTGTATTAACGCCGTCGCCAGATAAAATAGCAATGGTGTGCGTTGTAAAATGACATTTATCAATGATTAAAACGTTAGTATCAGGTTTGTCAAACCAAATATGTTTTGTGTTGTCGTTAAAGTTACAGTTAAGAAATTTTGTAACGCCAACAAAAGGGCCAACATTACGAGTTAAATAAACAGCCGCCGCGCCAGCGCTTTTAAAATTGTTAAACACACAATTTTGAATAGTTAAAAACCAACCAGCGTTTAGTTTAATGGCATAAAGCGCATTATTATTGCCAGCAAAAGATAAATTTTGAATTAACGTTTGAACAGTTGATGCGTTCCCGTTTATTTGAAGTAAAGTATCAGACCCGGTGTAAGACAATACGCTGCCAGATTTTACTGTGCTATTAAACGGCGTATTGTAGTTAGACGTAGTATCGCCATACAAATACAATCCTTTAGCTACGTTATTAACAGTTAACGTACTAGATATAACGTATACGCCTTGCGGAAAATAAAGTCTTTTATTTGTCGAATTTGCTTGAGTTAACGCAGTTTGAACCGCAACCGTATCGTCGCTGACACCATCGCCTGTCGCACCAAAATCTAGTACGTTTAACGGCGATCCTTCAATCATAGAATAGCTAACTTTTGTAAGCGACATAGTGTTTCCTTTAAACTTTAACTTTTGCAACAAACGCAAAACGCACTAACGCCCAAAAGCTACTTTTAAAATGCGTAACTACATTGGCTAATTTTTTAACAAAACTGTGCATATAAATTTGCAGTGTGTATTAAGCTGCGCTTTTTAACGCAATTAGCTGGTCTAAAGTAGTGACCGCGTCAGCTAGTTTTGTAATGTCACGCAGTCGTTGTTTTTCAGCTACGATAGCATCAGTATTAGCGCCTTCCTCAGTAGCCCGTTGAAACGCTACATCTTGTGCTTGCAATAGCGGGGCGCGCTCTGCGCGTAAGCGGTCTTTAGTAATTGCTTTAGCTTTGTCTAAATTAATTTTAATCATTCTGCATACTCCCAAGCATCTCTAAATGTACGGTCTGTAGGAATGTCAGCAACATCCACAATCTTGTATGGTTTGCCTTCAGGTACATCTTTGGCAACAAGTTCTTCAATTGTATGTGTTTCAAGATACTCAGGCGAAGGTATTAAAATAGATACGCCGCCATTATCGTTTGGGTAAATAATTCGTTGATTCATTTGTTTGTCCTTTTAACGAAATACTGCTACTGAAACGTCTGCTACATCTATAGCGGCGGCGGCGACAACTATTCTAACTGAGGCAGTTGCGTATGAATCAACACGTACAAAATTATCTGCGGATCCTGAAGCATTAGCAGCAAAATTTGCATTTGGCATTGCCACGGTAAAGTTAACTGTGTAAATTCCTGTTCCACCATCTGTAATAGAGCTTACATTTCCGCTTGCGCGGATAGCTATTGTACCTGTACCGTTAAAGTTTACCCATGCACGGCAACCGTAAGCAGTAGCAACTGAGCCATAGCCTGAGTTAAATGATAAATCAGTGAATCGACCAGCTAATGCGGTAGTACCGCCAATAGCTACGTTATTCATAGTACTAGCAGCAGTTGGGTTAATAGTTAAAGCGCCAGTAGGGCTAATTGCTGCGGTGCCACCTGGGTTAATTGCTACAGAACCTGTACCTGTTGGGCTAATATTTACTATGGCATTGGCGGGGTTAATATTAGTAGCAACTTCTAAAGACAAGTTGCTACCGCCACCGCTGCCCCATTGCATTTGAGCTACGCCGCTGCCATTTTTAAGGGTACCACCGGCAGAACCAGCTTCAGCTTGAATAACTGCGGTTGTTACGGTTGACGCGGCTATCGGGCGGCCAGCGGTTAAATTAGCTACGGATACTTGTTTTGTAGCTCCACCTTGAACGATTGGCAGTACTTCAGTACCCGCTAAAGGTACGGTAGATGCGGGTAAACCTGAAATTTTAACGTCAGCCATGATTAGTTCCTTTAAACATAATTAACTTCAATTGTTGATGTAAATGGCGGGGCTTCTGAAAACGTAATAACATCCCCTGCAACAGAATACGTATTTTTTTGTTGGTACACACCGTTAATATACACTTGTGTGCTATTTTCACTAGCTGGGTTTGAAGCTAAAGTAAAGTTTACCTGCGAGCCTGTACCTGTAAAGTTAGCAATAATGCCTGATGCGTTAAAACTACCGCCAACATTATCGTACGTAGCAATTAAAACATCGTTTGCCGTGGTTACAACAAACTTGTACAAATAGCTGTAGTCTAGCCAAATTTCACCTGTAGGTACCCTACCCGCCGCGTTTAAAATAATGGGGTTAGAGTGCGCTGTAACGCCTGTGCTAGATGTGTATGACGCAAGCGGTATGGTTGTACCGGCTTGGTATGTATTAATCTTACCGCCAGTTAATACGTTTCCAGCGTCGTCAAACAGTTGAGCGCCTACGCCAGCAAATATCGAAAGGGTGACTGTTGGCATATTCTGTCCTTAAACAATAATAAAACCACCGTCCTCTTGGACGAGGTTGTTGTTATTTTCAGTAATTAAATTGCCAAATTCTTGATCGCGACTATAGCCTGAAAAAAATGTAGCAATATTACCTAGCCCAAGGGCTATACCAGTACGAAGGCCGACACCAAAACTCATCGAATGTTAATCGGTTTAGCGTACACAGTGCCATCTGCTGACACGCGCAAAACGCTAACACGCCAAGGGGCGCCTGAGCCTGTTTGCGGTGCAAAAAATGGGATTGGGGTAAATGCTGGGATTGGAGTACTTGCGGTAGTAGCTGTAGCGTCTACGCCGACAGCTACATAAACGTCTTGAGTAGCCCAAACCATGACGCCTTGTGGCCCAGGGTTCCATGTGCCAACAGTAGCCGCCGCAGCGCTGCTAGCAGCAGAGGCAGCAGGGAATTCAGCGTCGGCTAGGGGTCTTAAAAGTTCCATGTTTGGTTCCTTATGCTAAAAAGCGTAGTTTGTACAAAGTACTAAGGTACAACTCAATAATACCGTCAATTAAATTCTGTAATGGCGCATCGGCCTTATCGCATACATCGTAACGCATCACTTCAAGTTCGGCAAGTTGATCTTCTAAAAATTCAAGAACATTATTGGTTTTTTTGGCTGATGCTAGCGCAATCGGGCCAATTAAACCTTTACGACCTTGATAAGCTTCCGCAAACGCGTCTGCCCGTTCGATAATATTTTCGTAGAACTTCTGTAAAGCCTTGTGTTTTGAGTAGCTACGAGTGTTTAAGTGCGCCGAATGGGTAACATCCCGTGCCAAAAACAACATTCCGATAAATTTTTCACAACTCATAATTACATTCCTTGGGGCGGTATGGGTTGCTCGGGTGGCATCATTTCAGGAGCCATGCCTTGTTCCATTGGCAAGCCCATCTGTTCTACAGGCATACCAGGGGGTGCCATTTCAGGCATTTCAATCGTTTCGCGCTGCAATTCGTTACCAACTAGATCGCCTGTATCTAATGCTGCCGCAATAGTACCCATTACGATGTCTTGAATCTGCTCAGGGGTCATGCCTGCTTGAACGGCGCTAATCCGCTGGGTTTCAGCTTGGTACGCCTTAATTTCAGCTTCAAAGTTCTTACGCTCTAGGTCTTGAACTTCAACGGATTTCTGGAACTGTTGCATCATGTTCATCATTTGATCCATTTCAGCGCCCATTGCTTGAATCTGTTGCTCTGCGGCTTGTAGCTCAGGTGATTGCTCACCATCACTCATCAGTTTAGGATCAATTGTCTTGGCAAACCGCGCTGCCATCTCTTGAGCGCCAGGCCAATCCATGTTCTTAACAAACAGATCGCCTGCCACTGCCCAAAGCTGGGGGTTACCCTGCAATAACTGGCTCATAGCGTCTAGTGACTCTTGACGCTTGGTCATGTAGCTTGGGCCAGTCGTAACTACCACGTCGTAGGTGCCTACGCCTGGGTTGTAGACTTTTTCAATCAATATCCCCGCTTCGTTGCGGATTTCCTTGACTGGCTCAGGTTGTTCGGGGTTAATCTTAACCATTTCAACTTCACCGTCAAGCCCTACGATACGAGCAATGCGCTCGGTGTCGTAAATCTTTGGGATCATGTCAACGAGTTGACGGGTAATGTGACGAATTGCACGGGATAGGTTGTCAACATAGTGATACGTACCTGTGTCGCCTTGTTTTTCCCGTGCCAGAATAGCCCGACCTGAGCGTTCGTTACTTGTGGCTCCTAAGCTCGAGTCGTACTGTCCAGT